ACTCATCAAGCCATAATTTTTCTATTTCATGGTCAAACTTTAATTCATGTTTTACTTTACCAACTAAATTACCTGACCAATCTTTTAAATTAGGATTCATAGCCTTGTTCATATTTTTAACAAAACTATCGGACATTTTTTTGTAGCCCATCACAGGACCAAATGGTGCTATATATTCTTCATCCTTTTTAGGAATATAAAACTTTGACATTGTACACTCCTATCTTGCTGAACCTGATATATCATAAACAAATTTACCTGAACGTATTGCTTCCATAATTGTGTCAGCATTTTTTTCATATTCTTTTACTGACATTTTTTGAACCTCTGATTCTTTCATGTAAGATTTACTTTCATCTTTTTGTGGTTCGGTTCTTTCCCCTCTAGCATTTACAGCTTTTGCTGCATCTTTGTTAGGTTTGGTTTTTGTAATATTTTTATCAGCTTTATATAAATCAATTGCACGTGCTGCTGATTTAGCATCATTTTGATTTTCATACAAAGCATCTTGTACCCACTTAGGTTGTTCTTCAGCCCAATTATGAAAATCGTCACTATCTCTTATTGTTCCAAAATCAGGATGTAAAGTTAGTAACTCAACTTCAGCTTTCTCTTTTGTTGCTTCTTCTCGTAAAGTTTCGTATTTTTTCATACGAGATTCTAAATCTTCAGATTGTTCTTTAGCTTTTTTTATTGCTATACTTTCAACAATTGCCGCAACATCTGGATATTTTTTTGTCCACTCTTCTAATTCTTCTTCTGTTTTTGGTAACTGAATTTCTTTTTTTGTAGCTTTTTCCAATTGATTTTCAAGAGCCGAAATTTTGTCCTCAAAAACTTTTTGTTGTTGTTGTTGATGCTTTCGTAAATCACCATAACGCTTTTTAAAAGTTCGCTCTTCAACGCTTTTAGGCTCTGCATCATCAGTATCTTGCTCGGTAGTATCTCCTTTATCAGTTGTTTTAGCTGTGTCATTCTTTTGTTCTTCTAATAACTGTTTAAGTTCGTCTTCCTCTTTTTTTCTTTTATCCTCATTTGAATAAGGTTTAGTCATAAATGCAACTTTTTTTGGTGTTGCGTCTTTTGCCATTGTTAATTCTTCTGCCATTTCCATTCTCCTTTGTTGGGGTCAGAGTAGCCATCATGGGGTATGAGTAGCCAACAAATATGGGTTATTTTTTAGAAGCTAACCCACCTTGCTTCATAACTTTTTTCTTAGATTTTTTTAATAAACCACCTTGTTTAATACCTCTAAGTTGTTGTTCTCTTGACAAACCACTTGCTTTGCTAGGAGCAACTGTAAGATTAGTAGTTGTATCTCCTTTAGCTCTCATTGCATCTTTTTCTTCTTGTCTTCTTTCTTTTTCTTGTTGTCTTTTTTGTTCTTGTGATGCTCTTTTTTCTAATTGTTTTAAGTATGCATCAGCTTCATCTTTAGCTTGAGTTTGTATTACTGTTGGTACAGGGAGGTCAGAAGGGTCTTGAGCTATTTTAATTTCTTCTTCTGTAGGTACTAATGTTCGTTCATCTTTTGGTGGTTTAGGTTTAGGAAGAGGTACTTTCCCTGCTAATTTTTTATTGTCTTCATATGCTTTTGCAATACCTGCTTCATTAAATGTAATTCCCGGAACCTTAAACTCCATTCCAAAAATTTCAGCTTTTACTTCTCCAGATTTAATATAATCTGTAATTTCTTCTAAACTACTTTTGCCAGATTGTGCTATTGCAGTCTCTACCATACTAGCATAACTTCTCTCTATAGCTTTTTTTTGAGCTTCAGCTTCTTCTCGTTCTCGTTGTGGGTCACGTTGTAAATTAGGGTCAGGCTTTGTTAGTGTAGTTGTTTTAACTTCAGCATCTGTTGGAGACTTTAATGTTTCTTCAGTATCTTTTTGAACTTGTGTTTCTCGTGTGTATCCTTCAGGTACTGGAAATACAGGATTATCATCAACATGTGGTATTATCATAACTTCACCTGTTGCATTGACAAATCGGATGTTTTCATATTTTTTTGCTGGTAAAGGAATTAAATTATCAAACGTTGTAACAGGTTGTTGACCACCTACAAATGTAGGACTATATCCTGTTGCTACAGGTTGTTGTGAAACCATTCCAGAGGGCTGCATAGTTTGTTGAGGTTGTATGTTAAATTGATTACCCATTTGTGATGCTTGAGTATAAATACCAGTGCCCTGTTGTTGTTGTGTACCAAAAGGTGGAACAAATCCACCAACTTGCATTTCTAAGTCACCGTCACCTGTATCATCACCAACAATTAAATCATCAGAAGAAAATGGCATGTCGTCTGGAATTGTAGCTTCTTCGGAATTACCCATCTGACCCATTGCTTCCATTTTCTTTAAACCTGCTTTAGCTTCTTGTCGTAGCATCATAAGTTTTTCTAAACCTATAAATCTTACAACATCAGCAGGAAACACAAACTCACCTTCACTTAGTTGTGCAGGTATATCATCTCGTACTTCTTCTTGGGCTGAACCTATAGGAACTTCATTGCCTGATACAGGGTCAACTGTACCACCATCTTGTTCTAATCCACCTTCTTGAAATAATGACATTTGTTTTTCCATAACTTTTCCACCTTCATTAAAATTTTGTTTTATTGTAGGGTCTAACACATCTACTAACTCTGGTTTAGGAGAACCAAACTGTGTATCCTCTAAAGGGTTCATTCCAGCACCTTTTGTTATTTTAATGGCTGCTTTACCCACACCCTTAATGGGTTGTACTACATAATTATTGCCTAGAATTTTTTGAACATATTTTTTAAGTTCGTCTACAGCAAATCCTTTTTGAAATCTAGCGTCTTTGCCTTTACCTATAACATAACCATCTTTTACTTTTATTTTATTTTTTGCTGCTTCAACATCTTTTCCTCTAGTTGAAATAATAGCTTCCCCATTAGGTTTTAAAACTCTTGCTATTTCTTTTACAGTTTCTTTTCTTTGTTCTGGGGGTATAACATTTAATACATTTAAACTTGTAATTTTGTCATAACTATTACTAGGTATTTGACCAGATGTTGTGTATTTCGGATTACTTTTAACATAAGGTTCATAAGTATCTGCTTTTATAAATTGAGCACCCTCTCCTCTACCTGAACCAAAATCTAATTTAGTTCCACCTTTTTGTGTAAATAATTTATCTGCTGCAATGTAACTTCCTACAGTTCCCCCTGTTCCTGAAGAACCTGCTCCTATAGCTGTTTTAGCAGAACTTTCCAAAGGGGGTAATTTAGTCATTTTTTCTTACTCCTAAGACTTCTTGACGCATTAACTTTAATCTACGCAACGATGCTATTGCACCCTGTGCTCTGTACATTACAATGTTGTCTTCACTTTGTTCAATAATTTGATGTTGTCTGTTTATTAGCACATCAATATAATCATTGAAGCTGTCCAGTAGTTTCTTGTTCTCCACTAGTGGCTTGAGGTGCGACAGCACTTGCTTGTTGTCCTTGTGGTTGTGCATTTCCTGTAAATCCTTGTTCTTGTGGAAGAGGTGCTTGACCTGTTCCTATTGTTCCACCACCTGAACCTGTTGGGTCATTAGGGTCTACACCTGCAGGTGGTTGTAAGGGTTGTTGTTGCATTTGCATTTCTTGTAACATTTTAGCTTGTAATGCTGCTTCTTCCATATTATTTGTTACTTTATCAGGGTCTAAATCCATAGACTTTGCAATCTCTCTAATAATGTATTGAAACTTAGCAAATGGTGCAAGAGCAGGATTACTAGAAATTCCTAAGAACTGCATTAATCTCTGTGACCTTACTTCGTTTGCCATTAAACTTTCTGTTCCTCTTGCTTTAACTTCTAAATCCCCTTTTATTTTAGGGTCGTAATCAAACTGCATGTTAAAACTAAATAAATTTTCTCCTAGAGGTCTTAATAAATAATCGTCTACATTTTTAATAACGCTTTTAACACCACCACTTGCTGCATTCATTAACATAGATATACCACTTGCTGTTCTTCCAACACCTGATACACCTGTTTGTCCATGTGCAAACGATGGCAACCCTGTAGATTCATCAGCTAGTACACGTGCCTTGTCAAACAACTGCATATTCTCTCCTGACACATTTGGGAACTTTGTACCAAATATTGCTTGACCCGGAGCACCACCTTGTCTTCTAAATATTTTTCCCGGATAAACAGATAAATCTTGACCCGGAACTAAATTTGTTTCATCTACTTCTATAAGTAAGTTTCCTGATAGTACAGCATTGTCAACTGCCATTCTCATAAAACCATTCATTAATGTTTGTGTGTCATCCATATTTTCAGCAATACCTACACCAAAAAATGAATAGGGATTTAATTCATATGGAGATGCCATGTAAGGTATTTTTGCAGGTTTAAATGGATTTAATACAACTCTAATAAGTTTTTTATTACATATCCAAATATTTGCTTGTAACTCATCAAACTTCTGTAACTCTTTTGGTATCTCTACATCATTTTCTAATAACATTGCCGTATCACACATACCCCAATACTCAATAACTTCAAATCTATCAATACCGTGTTCAGGTTGATAGTCTGATAAATCATCTTCCCAATGTTTTTTTATGTATGACTCACCTGTGTTTACAGCTTCATCTATTACTTGTGCTCTAAAATATGGTCGTTTTTTTAATTGTCTTAGCTGTGTACGTGAAAGTTTATGTCTTTCAATAACATATTGTGCTTCTTCCATGTTGTGTGCATCAGGGTCAGGATAAAAATTCCACACAGATACATGATTAACTTGAGGAACTGTTTTAAATTTAGGACTATAAACACCTTCATCATCCCAATTAGCATACTCTTTATCTATTGCAAAAGGTCCTTTCATAATACCTGTTCCAAAAAGTGCCATTTCAAATGCTGTATTACGCAAGTATTTAGATGCATTAGATTCTTCTAATTGGTCAATAATTTTCTTTTCCATTGATTTAGCTGCAACCATAGCAGGGCTAAATGTAATTTTATCAGGTGTTGTACCCACTCCTTCTTTGACATCAACATCTTGAAGTTTTTCTTGTAAAGGTCCTAGCTTTAATCCATTTGCTGTAAATCCTTTTGGTAATTCCTGTCCATCACCTTCAAAACCATAAGGGGATTCCATCTCTTCTTCAGGCATTGGCATTGTTGCACCTACATCAGGTGTCAACTTAACATTTACATTTTCTGTTACACCTTCAGGAAGTTCCGTTGGCTCAACACTTAATGGAAATTTATTACCTGCAAACAGCACATCAATTATTTGTCCATACGCTGCAAGTGTTTTTGTTTTTGTAATTTTAATAAATACTCTTGACTTTTCAGCTTCCGTAAACTGAACGTCAGGACCATATAAACCTCTATAATTACGATAGGCTTTTAACCATCTATCTTCATCGTTTTCACGGTAATCTTCAGCTTTTTTGTAACGAGAATATACAAAGTCAATTAAACCAGAGATTTTAAAATCTTCGTCTGTGGTTTTAGCATCTTCTAATGCTATTGCTTCGTCATCCATTGTAATGTTTTCTTCTGCCATAAATTAATATCCAAATGTTGTATCTGATGGTGTGTATTTAATATGTGGTTTTCTTGTATCATAATCAAACACACTAAAACGTGGTCGTGACATTATACCATATCGTAATGCATCATACAAGTGATCTTCTGATTTTGTATCTACATCTTCTGGATTTTTTTTATCCAATGGTATTGAGGGTAGTTGTGAAATTACATTTGTACAGTTGTTAAAAAATACCAGTCGAGGTTCATCTGTAAATTCGTCAATCTGTAATCTTCTATGTATTTCATTTTTTCCTGACACTCTACTGCCTTTACTTCTATCGGATGGTCGCCATCGACATCCACGAATAATCATTTGCTCTGCTAGTGAAGGACCTGTATCTCCACGTTTATGCCAGAGAGATGAATCTAATACACCATATTTAAGATTACCATCGCCTACTTCTAAGTCTAAAATCATATCTGCCAAATCTGTGGCAAGGACTTTAGAAACGTAGAGTTCTCTGTAGACGACCAACTGTTCTGATGGCGAAACAGCAAACCAAATAACCCCTGAATAACTCCCATAACCATAGTCACAAGCCCTAAACTTAATCCAATTATTAGGAATAGCGTAGGGGTCAATAACGTGTACATCCCTATTAAACTCAGTAAACGCTGCACCCTCTTTAATATCCCAATCGCCTTCCAAGAGTTGTCGTCTTTGTTGCTCTGGTAAGGAGAGGAGCATTGCTTCGTAGTCGCCACTTTGTGCGAGGTACGGATTGTCAGATAATCTTGCAGGAATAAATCTCCTTTTAAATAGGGATTTTCCAGCTTTTTGGTGTCCAGATGGGTATTTAAGTATTTCTCCTGTTTCAATGTCTGTAGCATCAAAAGGTCTTCCATAAGGTGCAGGGTCAATAAACATTTTTTTAACCCACATATGTCCTATACCACCCGGATTTGTTGTTGCTCTCATATATATTGGCAAGTCCGATGCTACAGAACGTAATCGTGAACGCATATAATTCCAAGCAAAAGGTGTCGCCCATTGAGTTAATTCGTCAAAGCCTATCCAACTAAATGCTAAACCTTGATAACGCATAACATCTTCATCTCTATCAAGGTATGACATCCATAGTCTTGCACCTGATGGTGCTACCCATTGCATCTTACGTTCCGACCATTTTATACCCTTCCATACTTTAGGGTACAATTCCTGTGACTTAAATATAAGTTCTCTTAATTCTTCTGTTGTGTGCCTTAATAGTAATCCACTAAAAGATGGATGACCCATATATCGTAAAGGGTCTGCCAACATTGCAAATGATTTACCACCACCTGCACTACCACCATATAGAACTTCTCTTTCACCTGCTGCAAGAAACTCCGTTTGAGGTCCTTTATTTGGTTGAAAAACAACATTCTGTTCAACCTTGGGTAATTCCTCTATAGGTTCAGCCACTATTGGCTGTGCTACCACTTCTTTCTTTTTCAAGCTCTTTCGCTGTCTCAATGGCTTTTTCTGCATACTCTGCCCAGACACGGATAGCTCTAGCTTTGTTCTTACGTTTTTGCTCACGTTGTACTCTTTTCATTAAACCTATATGTGATATAGACCTTCCTGTAAAACTTGCCAACCAATTTGCAACTTGCCTATAAGAGTATTGTTTAAGATGCGACTTTGCTTTTTCTAAGGCATCTAACTCTATAGGAATGGGTCTTAGTATATGATTATTTTCAGGGTCAACTTTATATCCAAAAGGAATAATACGTGCGATACGAGGTATTGCTACCCACTCATCTTGTTCTTTTATATCAAGGGGTTGAGGTAATTCCCAACTTCCTGTATCTCTACTCATTTTTTTAATGTAGCTCTATTTGTTTTTGCATTATAAACATATGCTTTTGGTGATTTTCCTGAAAGTCTTACAGCACGTTGTATTGCTCTTTGAGCAGGAGTTTTTGCACCTGCTAGTTTACCTTTTAATGTAGCTGTATTTGTTCCTTTTTTTAAATGCCCTGCTTTCTGTAATTTACTTGTAGCTATTGCATAAGATTTTTTTTGATTGTATCCTTTATTTTTTAATTGAGATACTAACCTATCTAAAATACGTGGCATTAATTATCTTCTACTATATTTTTAGGTGGCATTAACATAACACCCCCTGATGCTTCAACTTGAACTTTTTCAGTTTTTACTAAACCTGTCCTATCAAGCAATTCTTTTGCTGCCATTAGTTTTTCTTTAATGCCCAATTCAGTTGGGTCATCTAAGCCATTAACCATAGCAAACGCAGCACGTGGTGCACTTCCTGCTAAAAACATTTGTGTTGCATCCATAATTTCGTCACGCAAAGATTTTATTATTTCTTGATTGTTGGTGTTAGGAGAATATCCTGCAATAATTTTTGCATTAGCAATATTTCCATTTGCTTCTGCAAATAATACATCCATAAACTTTTGTTGTCGTTC